ATACATTTGATCAATCGGATAGTTCTAACAGTGGACACCCACTAAGATTTTCTACAACTTCAGATGGTACTCATGGCAGTGGCTCAGAATATACCACAGGTGTCACCACAACAGGAACACCAGGTAGTGCAGGTGCAAAAACTGTTATTACAGTATCAGCATCAGCACCAACTCTATATTATTATTGTTCTGTTCATTCTGGAATGGGTGGACAAGCAAACACAAATTCATTATTTGGCTCATCTAATTTTGCAGGAAGTATTCAAAGCAAACTCACAGCAAATACTACAGCAGGTTTTAGTATAATTACTTATACAGGAACAGGAAGTAATGCCACTGTTGGTCATGGGTTAGGTAAAGTGCCAGATATGGTCATAGTTAAAAGAAGAAGCGTCAGCGATAGTTATAACTGGGGTGTTCAAATGGCAAATACTTTAGGTTTTACTAACGCATTAAGATTAAATTTAACTGATGCTTATGGTGGTTCTAATGGTGCAGGGTGGTGGAATGATACTGCTCCTACTACAACAACAGTTTCTATTGGCACTAGGTCAGAAGTAAACACAAGTGGTCAAACCTATATAATGTATTGTTTTAATAATGTAGAAGGATACTCTAAAATTGGCACTTATGCAGGAAACGGAAGTACAGACGGAACATTCGTCTATACAGGGTTTAGACCTGCTTGGATATTAAGGAAATCATCATCAAATGCTGAAACATGGAGTCTTTTGGATAGCACAAGAAGTCCAATAAATGCGGCTCAAGATGTATTAAGACCTAATGAAACTAATGCAGAAGGTAGTGCTACTTGGTCAACTATTGATATTTTATCTAATGGTTTTAAAATGAGAGCAACAGACCCCTCCACTAATGGAAGTGGTTATTCATACATCTACATGGCATTTGCAGAAAATCCATTTGTTGATAGCAACGGAATACCAGTCACTGCTAGATGAAGAAAGATTGGTTTATATGGTTATGTTCTTTTGTTTTAATATCTTTAGTTTTAGGTTTAGCATTTAGTAAAAAAGCCTATGCAGAAACAAATACTGTTAGTTCTACTGTAGTTAATAACACCCCACCCACTGCTAATTCACCTGCGGTCAATATAGTCAATAGTGATGTATGTAAGACATCTAGCGTCGGTGCAATTCAACTACCTTATATCGGTGCATCTGGTGGCACTACAATAACCGACCTTAACTGCGAAAGAATTAAATTAGCAAGAAGCCTTTATTCAATGGGAATGAAAGTTGCAGGTGTTTCTATTCTTTGCCAAGACGCAAGAGTTTTTGATGCTATGCATTTTTCTGGCACAAGTTGTCCTTACATAGGTGGTTTGATTGGACAGGACGCAGTTGATGGTTGGATGTCAGAAGAAGGACAAAAATTAATTCCAGAAGGTAGTGTTTTAAAAACACAATTACAAAAACCAGAACCAATTAAAGAAGAAGGGGATTGGGATGCAATTAAAGATTTTGGTCTTATTGCTCTTAGTATGCTTCTCTTATTCTAAGGCTCAAGACTGTTCCACTGATACAATAGGTTTATGTACTCCCTCAGTCACAGATGTGATTGTTGAAGATAAAGTAATTGAAGAAGATAGTGATAGTACAGGCATCACTATTATTGAAACTATAACCACCACCACAACTACAACCATAGTCACTAATCAAGATAGTGGTGATTTATTAGATGGCAGTAATGGGTTTGTTTCTACATCTAAAGAAGGTGATATGGATATTGATTGGGGTGGACAAGGAAGTGCGTCAATGCCAAGTGGCTCTTCTTGTTATGGATTAGGTACTGACAAATGTGCCATGATTACAGGGGGTGGTAATAATACCTCTACTATGGGTGTTGCAGGTATGGGTACAACTTTTATTCAAACCATAGATATTTCAGAACTAGATATTAATTATGGTGGCACGACTGAATACACAATCAAAGTCGATAAACAAGATAAAGAAGATAGAATTTATATGCACATCACAGGTAGAAACGGAACTACTAATGTCTTTAATGGTACTAATATATTATCAGAAACAGGCATAGCGAGTGGATATCAGCAATATTCTGGTAATTTTGATTTTTCTGGTAAATTAACAACCCTTATTGTTGAGGTGGGTGGTAGAGATATTAACTTAGCAGTCGGCCCTGTATTTGATGATGTGACTATTAATGTATTCTACAATGTTATTGAAACTATTGTCACCCAAGAAATCACCAAGCTAGAAACTTTTATTGCTTTAAATTTAGACCAACCAGAATTAATTGAAGTAGCTGAAACTGTTTTTGAATTTAATGATGTATCTAAGCAAGATGATTTTATTATGTTTGAACCTATAGAACCTGAACCAATGGAAATATCTTATGAAGCTATTGAAGCAGAAATAGAAGCACCTGTTATTGAAGAAATAAAAATAGAAGAAGCACCTATGGAAGAAATTATAGAAGTTGAAATGGAAGAAATTGTAGAAGAAATTGTAGAAGAACCTGTAGAAGAAGTTGAAGTAGCAAAGGTTGATGAACCTGTAGATGAACCTGTAGAGGAAACAAAAGAAGAACCCAAAGAAGATGTAAAAGAAACTAAACAAGAGAAAGCTAATAAAATAGTGAAAAAAATGGGTGATAAAGGTAAATATGATGCCAACAATCAAACAAAGACTTTAGTTGTCATGCAAGTCTTAGCAGATAGTAAAAGTTTCTTTGAACAACCCCAATTACCTCAGATACAAGGATTTTTTGATAATAGAACTTTGCCAGATGGTGAAATAGTTGATAATAATATTCTTATGTACAACCTGTTTATGAACAATGATTTAGGACACAATGAATTAGTGGATTTACAATGGCAGAAATAGAATACCAAGGAATGAAATTTAAAGGTGGTAAAATCTTTATTATCATTTCACTTATTGGAACAATTATTGGTGGTGGATGGACTGGATTTACTTTTTATCAAGATTACCTAGATATGAAGGAAAAAATACAATCCTATACTGCACCAGATTTAAGCCATATTGATGAACAAATAGCAGTATTAAAATCAGAAATATCCTCAGTTCTTGAAGAAGTTAGTCTTGTCAATGATGTAGCTAGTCAAATGCAAACAACTATAAGAGAAGATTTAAAATTAATTAAATCTGATGTAAGAGCTATAGACAAGGTAGTTAATGATATTGAGGATAGAGTTAAGGCTAATGAGAGAGAAATATCTACAGATTTTAAGATTTTAGAAAAAGAAATAGATGATAAGATAAAAAAAGCATTAAATAACCCATTAGCAGGAGTAAAATAATGGCAACACAAAGTGAAGTAGAAAAACAATTAAAAGAAATCAAAAAAGAAGTCAGAGAACTAAGAACACATAATCAGTTCTTATTAGATAGATTAGAAAAGGCACACGAAAGAAATGCTGAAATACGCAAACAAATGATGACTATGACATTTGATGATATTGTTAGAAATCAAAAAGAACTAGCTGAGTTTCAAGAGAAAGTAGCTAAAGATAAAGAGTTGCTAGAAACGTTTGACAAACAAGTAGAAGTGAAGTTAGATACCGCAGGAATTAATAATGGCAACACAAGCAGAGAAAATCAACAAGCTAGATAAAGAAATAGCTTTAATACAGAAAGATATTTCTGTGATTAAAAATAATCATCTTAAGCATATAGAATCCGATATTAAAAAAATAAATTATGTTCTCTGGTCAGTTGGTATGTTAGTACTATCTAATCTCTTAATCCTGCTCCGAGATATTCTTCTTTGAACATCCCTTCTATATTCCTTTTGGGATATATGTGCATAGCAGGGGAGTGCATCTCAATAAACGAAAAACACAAATCCTTAGAGGATTGCAAAATGCATGGAAGTTATCTAAAGTTAATGCTAGATGAACAGAATATTCGCAAATATATGTTTTTCTGTGTTGATGCGGCAGAATACGAATATTTATAATTTAAGGTTATGTTAATTTTATATTGTGGATGATAAACAACAAAAAGGAGTTTCATCAGAATTAATTGCTGAATATTATTTAACTAAAGCAGGTTATATTGTTTATTCCAAAAAATCCGTTCAATCCCCAGTAGATTTAGTTGCTATCAATCCTGATGATGGTGAAGTCATACTCATTGATGTTAAAACTGCTAGTATTCGTCAAAGTAATTTTCAAAAAGGCACAACTATTAGAAGGTGTCAAAATGAAGAACAAAAACGCCTCAATGTATGTTTCCTATATGTCTATGAAAATAAAATGTGCGAATTGATAAAATATGAAAATAACACTAAAATAACCAAAATTCTCAATGAAGTGTTAATGTAAGGAGGTACAATGAGAATAGTAAAAGTTGGTAAAGAAATACGCCTAACAATGACTAATGAAGAAAAAGATGAAATAACAGAAAGAAATAGCCTTGATTTGCATATAGGCTATCTAAATGTCTTACAACAAGACATCAGTAAGATTTTGACAGAATTACTCCCAAAGGTTAAAAAGAAGAATGGATATTAATAGATTAAGAGAGAGCGTTATCGCTCATGAAGGCATCCGCTACAAAGCCTATGCCGACCCTATTCTTGGTGCTTCAGCTATGACAACAGGAGTAGGTCATTTAATTAGATTACCCCAAGAAGAAGAACTCTTAGAAAAAGAACTTACTATGGATGAAGTTTTAGAAATATTAAATTCTGACATTGAAGTAGCTATCAAAGATGCAAGAAGATTTATTGATGAAGATAGCATCCCTGAAGAAGCATTTGAAATAGTTGTAGAGATGAGTTTCCAGTTAGGCTACCCAAGATTATCTGGATTTAAAAATTTTCAAAAAGCATTAAAAGAAAAAAATTTCTCATTAGCAAAATCTGAAATGCTTGATAGCAAATGGGCAAGACAAGTTCCTGCAAGAGCAAAAAATTTATCTGATAAGATGGGTGAAGTATAATGTGGGGAATGATTTTAAAACCATTGATGGGTGTCGCTATTGATGGTGTCAAAGGTTTTGTTGAAACTAAAAAATTAAAGAAGGAACAAAAACTTGCACAAATAAAAGCAGAGACTTCTGTATTAGAAAAACAAATCAAAGGTGAAATGGATTGGGATATAGAAGGCATCAAGAATACTAAAGGCTCTTGGAAAGATGAATATTTAACTATTCTATTCTCTATACCATTATTATTATGCTTTTTACCTTTTACAGTTGATTATGTAGAAAGAGGATTTGAGGCATTAAGTAAAACACCTGATTGGTATAAATATACTTTAGGGGTGATTGTATCAGCAAGTTTTGGTATAAAAGGCGCTACCAAATTTTTTGGTAAAAAGTAAAGGAGTAAGTAATGAGAAAACTTATTTGGAGACCTATAGAAGCAATCCTTGATTGGGCAGACTCTTATTGGACTTGGTCTAATC